AACCCCTCCTTCTGCTCCTCCGTCAATCCTCTCCGCCTCACCACGACCCACTCGTCTCCTTTCGTGTCTACAACCACGATTTTTTTTATCCCAACTTGAGTGAGCGCCTCTAGGGTCGCGTTCCCGGCGAGGACCCTGCCGTTTTCATCTATGACTCCCGATCTCGCCGCGCCGATATCTCGAAGCGCCTCTTCTATCATGCCGATGTTCCGGAGATCGTGTCGTCGGACGTTGTTCTCGTCTTGCTTGATATCTTCTCTGCTTATGATTGAGACGTTCCTCTTCGCCTCTCTCTTGGCCCCGTTCTTGGCTTTCGGCCGTTTTGCGTGGTTTCCCTTGGGTTTCGCCATAAGATTCACCGTTTGCCCGTCTAGGGCGGTCTAATAGTCCTTCTAGCGCATTCTATCTCTGCCCCCGTCCTCCCCCAGAAGCGCCCTTGCCAGCGCCTTCTCGCAGTCCGTTATCCGCATGTCGTAGCCCCTGTGGAGGTAGGCGTAGGCGATCCGGCGGTCCTCGTCCGTCCAGGCGTCTACTACGGCCCTTATTCTATCCTCCCTCTGCCTCAGCTCGTCAAGGGTCATGGCGGATCTCCGGGCTGGACTTGCCCCTTGACTCATTATAAGATACGTTATATAATCTAGGCATGAAAATTATGAGACATTTTTTGATCGCCCTCGCGCTCCTGATAGGGGGCTGCGCGACTGTGACACTTAAGCCCTCTTCTCCGCAATTCCGGATGGCCGGAATCGTGGCCGGAGTCGAAATTAGAGTCTACTCTACAAGGCACGATCTCTTGGCCGGAATCCCGATGCATGTCGTGGCGTTCTCCGCCTCTATCGAGAAGATTGACCCTAACCGAGGGGTCGGGGCGTTCTACGATTGGAATAGGGAGGTCATCCACATTCAAGAGGGCGATACTATGGCGCTCGTCCACGAGTTCAAGCATTACGTTGACGTCCCCTGGGTTCACGGCTTTACGAGCAGCCCGGAGGATCAGGGATGGCGACAATCTGGACTGGATAAAATCTTTATTCTTCGTGACAAGGAATTCGCTATTCGCGATAGCGAGACTATCGAGGCCGTGGTAATGCGGCTCAAAGAATTTTTCAACTAACTTGACTTTCACTTTCTCTCTATTTTCTTTGTTCGCAAGTTGACTTTGTGCGTTCTCTCTATCTCCGCCTCGTATTCTTCCTGCGTCAACTCGATATAATTGTCGCATTTCTTGGCATCAGCGTCTCTGGATATAATTATCCTCGCCTTTATCTCGCTGGTGACTGGATCGTATATCGCCAGATATTTCATCGCAGGTATTCCGTCATCTGTAGGGATCGATTTCTAACGAAAGTCCCGGCTCCACCTTGATCTTCTTGTGTAATAGAATAACTATGCACGCCGCTTGCGGGCGTGTCGAGTTTATTTAACATCACTAATATTTCCTGTCCGCTGGTCGCCATATAGATATTGCTCGTGTCTAACAATGTTCCAGTCGCCGCCCCATCTCTCCTGAGTCGAATAACTCCGGTCGCTCTCACGTCGCCTTCAGCAAACGTCATTTTGCCGATTACGTTAACCATGCCGCCACCGGTCGTGATCGCGCCCTGGAGAACAATAGTCCCACTATTGACGAGACCGAGAGAATTCGCATTGGAGACTTCCACGAAATTTGATATGGCATTGGAAGCTATATCCGTGGTCCTGACATACGGGGTCGGTGTATAATTTGCTGCTGTTCCCATAAGTAATTCCTATGTCGCCGTGACGGTGATCGGCGTCGCGTAGTGGTTGATGTCGCCGTGGATCTTGATTTCGAACGACTTGCTGACGGTGGATGTTAGCAGGATGATGGGGTCTGACGACGACACGGAGAATCTGCTGACGAAGTGTTCAATATCGACCGCGCATGAGTTCGACACCGGGGAGATTTGCATCGAGCACACGGCGACTCCATTCCCCAGAAATATGGACTGCGCGACGGTTATGCTGCACACGATTTTAGAGACTAGCGCCGCGCCACCGCTCGCAATCTTGTTGGCAAACTCTATATTGGGCAGACTGTTTACCGATACGGTAAACGTGTTCGAATAGTTGGCCGCGTCAGCGCTATCGGCGACGACGTATTTGCCGGTTATGGCCATCGAGCCAGTTTCGAATGTAACGAAAGTTAGCATGCTTATTTTTTCACCTCTATAACTTGCAGCCTCCTGAACTCGAAGGTTACAAGATCGCCGCCCGGTCCGCCCGGCCCCGCCAACCCCCTGAGAGTGTAAGTGTAGGTTCCAGCTGGTTGAGGATCGACCTTATTGCATATGAGCGTGTAGGCGTCGCTTGGGCGCGGATGCCGGGCTGACGCCTCGTCTATCAGCGGGCTGGAGTTCGCCGTCCCCCGTCGCACCCGCAGTGTCGAATCCGTTTCTCCGGTTACCAAGGCGTTTTTCGCCTTCGCCTTCCCGATTATCAAAATCGGCCCGCCCCCAGTAGTGATGACTACTCCGCCATTAGATATGTCCATCTCAGTAGTTGTTATCTTGGAGGAAACGGCGTCATTGGCGAATTCCTGGATCTGCGTTATTGCGTTACTGCTCACGTCCACGGTCATTATCATGCTCGCTACGATAGTCACCCCCGCCGTGGAACCGGGATGGATAGGGGACAGATTTCCTGACCTGTCAGAGGCCCGTATCCAATAGAAGTACGAAATCTCGAAAGCACTTACCACGTCAGTGAACCTGCTCACGTTCGCGTTGGCGATCTTCACCGCACCGCCGAACAGATTGGACGTATGACGATAGACCTCGTAATAAGCGAGGTCCGCCTCCGTGTTGTCGCTCCAGTCGAGCAGAACTTGCCGCCCAGTGCCGATGGCCGCTACCAGCCCGCTCGGCGTCGCCGGGACCGTCGTATCAAGCGCCGTCTGGCTCTGCGCCGTTATGATCGCTCCCTGGACTCCGAAGCGGGAGACGGCCCGCACCCCGAAGTCGTAGTTGACGCCGATGGAGAGGTCGTCTATCCGGGATGACGAGGTCTGCGTCTGGTTCCCGATCATCCACTCGCTGTTGGCGGCGCTGCTCCGCTTATAGAGCACATCGGTGTAGGCCCTGTTAGTGTCTGCGGGGTTGACCCAGTAGATCCGCCCGACGGTATAGGCCGTACCGTCCGCAGCGAGATACGTCTCCGGGAAGGAAGCCGTGAGGCTTGCCAGAACAGAAGGGGCGGTAGTGGAGACCTCCGTGTTCGGGACTAGTATTGGCGCTGCGACGATTCCAGCCGTGGAGCCTGGGTGAACAGGAGACACGTTGCTCGACGCATCGACGGCCCGCACCCAATAAACATAAGTGTTCCCGAGCGTGACGTTGCTATCGAAGAAGACGTTCGCCGAAACTTCGCCGATGAGCGATGACGTGCCGAAAGCGTTCACCGTGTTGCGATTGATGAGGTACTCGCTAAGGTCCGCCTCGCTGTTCGCGTTCCACGTGAGCGGCACGAGCTTGCCGGTCGCAGAGCCGACGACAAGGCCGGAGGGCGTTCCCGGCCCGGTCACGTCGCCTGTAGTCGTGACGGTGAGCAGCCAGTTACCCGTGTAGTTCCTGACGCCGCGCCGCGAGAACGGGACGACCTTGAGATTATAGGTCATATCCTGCACGGCGGTCATCTCCGCCCTCGTCCCTAGGAACTGGCCGATGAACGAGAACTCGCTTCCGGCGGCAGTCCTGGCTAGGAGGTCGAAGCCGTCGTATTCCGGGTTCCTGACCTCGACTTGATATCGGTCTCCGCTGTTCGGTGGCGTCGCGAACTGCGGGACGACGGAGGCCACGGCGGTCCCGAATCTCCACGAGCCGATCTGCCCGTAGTAGCCGGACGCCGCCCCGGTTATGAACCGCAGATTCTCGTTATTCAGCGCGTCGTCGACCGCCGTATGCGAGGACTGGAGAGTGAAAGAGGGAGTCGTGGCAACTCCCGTCGCCTGTCCAGCCGCCACAGCCGGGTGAGGTCCGACATCGACGATCACGCGGGACGTGAAGCTGCCGTCCTTGCCCATGACGGCTGCCTCGGTCGCCACGACGCTTATCGGCTGCGGCGGGGGCGAGGCGAAGTCCACCGTAGTGCCGGTGGACGCCAGGCTCGGGGTCGTGACATTCAAGCTCACAAATTGCTCGCCCATCAGCTCGTGCTGTCCGGCCTCATTCCGCCCGACGGACTTCACCCGCACGAGCATCAGGTCCTCAGAGGTTATCCCGATGGCCCACCTGTCTCCGGCCTGCGGGACGATGTTGAACGCGGCGGTCGGGCTGGCGACGATGTACGTGGCCATCAAGTTCCCCCCGGCTACGGTATTCGCCAGCGTGCGCGACTCCATGCTGTCTACGGCGATGTGCCAGACGAACAAATCATAAGTGTAGCCAGAGCCGACAACTATCTCCCGGTCGAGCGTTATGTGCGCCGCGTCGCCTTCGAGAACTCTGCCGCCGAAGCCCATCTCGTCCCCATACGTTTTTATCCCGACCCGCGCCATGTCGCCCGGCTCGACGGCCAGGGCCTCCAGGCCGGTCGCCCACGAGACCTCGCGTACTACCTGGCGTTTTCTGTTTAGTTGCCAGTCTCCATTCCGTATCGCCTCGGATTCCCTTACGACGCCGACCATCGCCATGTCGAAATCTTTGATCGGATCATTCGCGCCATAAACCGACGCCGAGTTCTGCACATAGATCACGTCCTGCTCGTACTCGAGGTTCTGGTTGGCGAAGCGCACGTTGGCCTGGTTCGGCCTAAGCGGGTCGCTGCCCATCTTGACCGTGGTCCTGCCGGGGACCATATTGCCGGAATGGAAGACCTGCCGGAGCGGGAGGTCGGCACGGTCGCTTATCAGTTTCCACTGCATCTGCGAGTAAATAAGGGCAGAGCGGTAGTTGGCCAGCGTGTCGAGTACCCACGACCAGTGCGGCTTCTTCACATCCATCACGAGGTCCAGCATGTGCTGATTCTCCAGCCCGCCTGCCCCATTCGGGACCTGGGACGTGCAGAGGGTGGCGAAATCTATGAATGACTGGATATTGACATCCGATGTCGTTATGAACGCGCCCATCCCGTAGACCGAGTTCGTCATGTAGTCGAGCACGCACCAGGACGGGTTACGCGTCCATGTAGTAACGTAGGTCGTCTCATCTGAGTAAGCCCTGACCGTGCGTCCGCGCACCAGCGCCGTCATGTCCGGCCTGCCGCCCTGGAGTTGGGCCGTCGCTATCCCCTTGAGCGCGAGCAGAGCAGTACCGGAGTAGGTATCCGACATGTCCGTGCTCTCGGTCACGTTCATAAGCCATATCTGGTAGGCGTCCCGCTCACCTGTTCTGCCCGCGGCGAGCCATGTCATGCGTACGTCGTACTGGTCGGGCGTATCCACGTCCATCTTATAGACGTCCCACATCTCGGCGTAGGTATTGTTCGACCACTCGATCGTCGAGACCGCGGTGAAGGTTGTCGTCCCCGTTGGCCGGCGCTCTACGCTGTACCGGATCGTTTGGTCGTCGCCTGCGCCATATTTGTTCGTTATGTACATCCCTCTCTGGGCCGATATCTGGAGGTCTACCGTGCTCAGACTGTTTCCATTTGTCGTGTACGTGATCGCCGAACTGGTTATCTCTCGCCCGTCGCGGAAGGTGTTTCGTATCTTCTCGAATCCGGTTATAGGAGCCTGACTAGAGCCGCCAGTGCGAATTTCAAGATTTATCTCTGGGAAGGTGTCCGATAGGATGCCGTTGATCTTGACGCAGTTCACGTCGGTTATCGGTCCCTCACCGAGGCCGAGGAGCATGCGAATCTCGTGGCTGCTCTTGGAGTGCCTTCCGCCTGCGGAGGAGGCCACGTCGGTCGTCATGGAGAGGAGCTGTCCACCGACGCGATGCATGCCGTAGATCACGGGGACTGGATTGCCTGGCACTATAGTTGTACGTATCCCCTCAAATGAATAGGTGGGACTGTCGGCTACGCCGCCGACATTGAGCTTCGGCGGCTTGGGTGTCATGAACAGTCCGGCGACGAACTGGCCGACGGAGACGACGGTAAGGGCGGCCATGATAATGCCAGCCCACGATGCCCCTTGCCACGCCGCAGTCAGGGACATCAACATCGGCCCCCAGATGCTGGCTCCGAAATCCGGCTTCGGCATGATCTGCAATCTAACCTTGTCGCCTTTGGCCGGACTAATTTCCTGCCAATTATCGACGCGGACGCCGTTGAAATCCGCCGTAGTGATGCTGCTCTTGATCCAAGTGATCTTTTTGTCGGAGTCGAACAGTTGACCGAGTGTCATCCCGCGCGGGACATTGATATGCCCATAGGCTGTCTGCCGCTCCAGGATGTCTCTAATCTCTAAGATCATGCGTCGTGTTTCCCGTAATGCGCCCCACGTTCAATAAAAGAGATTTCCATCTGGATATCGGCTCGCAGACAACCTGACCAGCTTGAAGGCGGGCATTTATAAACTCGGAGGATGACATGGCAATGCCCATGTGTATGTTGGCCGGCGGACTGGCTGTAAAAAACAGGAGGTCGCCACGCTCTATTTTCGCGTCCTTGCCTAACAGGCATCCATAGTGCCGCCATGCGATAGGTTTCTCCGGTAACTCGACTCCCGTAAGAATTTTTATGCACCAGCGGGATAGACCCCAACAGTCCATTCCTTCCTTTGGTGATAGGCCGCCGTCCTTATAGGGGATGCCAACTAGCGATTGCATAAAATCGTCATTTTTCATTATCTATGCGATTATGGCAAACTGGCGGAAATTATATGGGATCGACGGGAAATCCCTCCTGTTATACGTCCTGCGAGGTCCATCCGCGTCGTAGTTGAAGTCGTGTCCCAGCGTGAACCGCCCGACCTCGTCCGTGAACGCCGATCCCAGTATCTGGAGCTTTATCGAGTCCTCCGCGCCCGACGTAGTGAGGGAGAGATTGACGACCCTCACCGTCACGTCATTCAGACTTAGGTCATTGTCCTTAGCGAACTGGAAAGCCTGCCCCTGAAAGTTCCACACATCTACGGTCATGGTGGGGAGCTGGCCTGTCGCCTGCGTCTCTATCGGCCCGATTACCATCGGGACGGGCGCGTAGGTCCGCCCATTATGGGTTACAGTCTCCGGCGAAGATGTAAAATATGCTGTAGTATTGGCGTTGACTACGATCTCAACGAGGTGCGCCCATGCGCGTTCGCCAGAAAGCGCATTCTTGAGGGCGATCAGACTGGTGGAAAATGTCTTCGTGTCGCAATCCTCCCTCCGTCTAGAGTCCCGCCTGTATCGCCGCAACTATCAGCCCGATGATCGGGATCGCGCTGAAAATCTTCGTCCACCAGAGCTCCGACCTCAGCGCCTTGTTGTCCTCGCGGGCCTCCTTGAGCGCGTCAAGTATGATGCCGTTCGCCGTCTTGTGGGCATTCTCTATCAGCCTGTGATTCGCGTTAATGAACTCCAGCTTGTCTATGGCGATTCGCATCTGCGTTTTCTGCTCCTGCAAGGCGGCGATCACGTTGTCCCTCTCCGCCGAACCGTCAGCTAGCGCCGCCGCCTGGCCCTCCAGGATCTTGACCTTCTCGTGCAGCGTCAGCGCCTCTCTCAGCGCGTTCGCTAGGGCGATTAAGGACTCGTTGCCGAAGAGAACGCCGTCGGTCGGAGCGATCTGGCCCTGGTTGAGCGGGATACCGGGGATAGGCCGTATCTCTTGCCCGAAGCACGTCGCGGAGAAAACAATCAGGGCAAAAAAGATTATAGATGCGATTCTGTTTTTCATCGCGACCACCCCATCTGCTTCAGCGTGTCTTTAGCCTCGCCCGCCTTCGTGACCAATATCGCGGGCCTGGACTTTAGCTCGGCGTATTTGGCGGCCCACCCCGCTATTTCCTGGTTCCGCTGCGCGAGCCTGCCCGTCGCCTCCTTTTCTTTGCGCTCGGCGATTATTTGCGCCGCCTTCGCCGCCTTCACTTCCTTTTCGGCCTTCTCGTTCCGCGCCTCCAGGTCGGTGATTATCTCATCTTGCATGGCTATCGTCCTCCGCTGCTCGGACGTGAGCAGGGGCGAAAACGTGCCGACGTAGCGGAAGTATGCGACTAGCCCGATGAGGACTATCGCCGCGACCGCCGTTGTTATGCGCTTCGGCGTTATCATTTCTCGGTCTTAATCTTCGTCATAGCCCATTCGAAAATAGCTCGCACCTTGTCGGCGTGATCATAACAGACGATTAGCCAACCGATAATCATCAGCCAGAAAACCGTCTCGTGCCAGAAGGATGCTATCGCTTCAAACATAAATATCTCCGTTCAGTCTTTTTCCACGTTCACAATTACTGAATCTCATCGCACCACAGCCTATTGCCATCTATCCCGCCGCCAACAAAAACCCGTTTGAACTCGACGAGGTATGGATGACTAGACTTACCGTTTATTTTTATTATGGTGCCCGCTTCATTCGATCTCAGCCAGTGCTTAATGCCTACCCTGACGCGCTGACCTAAGAAAAACTTATCATTCGTAGTGATGCCTCCACTTGTAGAGTATGTTGCGGGGATACTGCCTGTTCTCATCGCAGGCCCATTTGGCACGGAGACAAGTTTTCTCAACAGCATTGAACCATTTATTACTTTCTTTATTCATCTGCGCCGCCGCTTGTCGTTCCTTATCTATCCAGCCACTTCCCCCATTATAAGAGGAGAGCGTAAATCCAAAGCGGTCATCTCCGCTCGTAAATGGATATCGGTCCCACAGTCTTTTATCGTACATTACCATTGCTCTTATGGCCCATTTAGGATTTAATGGACAGCCAGAATTAGTCGGGCATGTCTCCCGCAGATCCTTAGCATAAAGTTTCTGAATCCATTCGGCGGTCCCCGGCGTGAATTGTGTCAAGCCGCTGGCAAAGGCGCTCTTAGCGCCCTCTCTAAAGCCGGACTCCTGGTGAATCTGAGAAAGAAAAGTCGAGGGATTCTCTCTAAATCCCCAATAATATCTAACCTCTCGTATTACTGTAGGTCGGTATTGCGCCGCTCTAGGAGGGACAATTCTCCCATTCTTATGTGCATAGAGTATCCCGCGTGATAGCAAGAACGTCACTATCAGCAGCGCAATAGTTATCGTTATAAATACGGCGGTCTTTTTATAATCCAAGAGCGACTCCCAAAATTATCGCCGCCATCAAAATTGAAACTACTATGGCCGAGCCAACAGCGTGCCCCCAGTCTCGGCTCGTCAACGCTGTGGATAAGTCTATGTACGGGAAAATCTCCCGGCGGATAAGGTGAGCGGCTATCACGGCCAATGTGATGGTAGAGAATTTATGCGCCAGCAATGCCCAACGGTTCATTGGATTTATCCCATAGGCATCAAGCAGGAACATCGCGCCGATGCTTATTCCTATGGCCCACTTGAGCCTATAAACTTCTGCGAGGGCATCCCTGCTTCTGGCTAGGAAGTATTTCTTTGCCCGCCTATATCTATCACGCATCAATCACCTCCAAAGGGCTTTTATTATTGCAGCGCTGATGCCGCCCATGACGCCGAATGCGCTGCCCCATCCGATCATTTTGCCGCGAGAAAAAGACGCCTGATTTGCCATGTCAACGATTTTTTCTTCAAGGGCCATTATAGATTGTTTTACGTCACGCATCTCGCGTCGCAGCTCCTCTATGTTCCCCTTGATGTATCCCTCAAATACCGTCTGAGGCTCTACTCCAGTCATATTACATCCTGTCCTTTCTTGCCCATCCGCATTTCCAGCACACCCACAAGTCCATCGGGTCTTCCTTGCTTATGTCTGAGTCGCATTTCGGGCATTTCATTACCCAAGGCATCACCCCGTGAAAGCTGTTTCGGTTAATTTCAATTCCACCGAATAGATTTCAGACATAAATCCTCTTGATATATAGCGATCTTATCATTATAATATCGCTATGGATTTTATATGCGATTATTGTCATGAGAACTTTCTGAGGCACCAAGCAACAGACATTGTGCACATAAATATTGCTCGGCTATATGTTATCATCGAGCGCCAAGTTCTTCGCGCATCAATCCTATCATCCGTTTTTGGGCTAAGGTTGAAAAGGCCGATGTAATTTCTTGTTGGATTTGGAAAGGTTCCAAAAGTACGAGCGGCTATGGCTATTTGTCTGTTAATGGTCGAATGATGCCTGCTCATAGATATTCCTATTCTATAGTTCATGGGCCAATTCCATCCGACCTCTTTATTTGTCATCATTGCGATAATCCGCTCTAGCCAGTATAAGCCGTTTCCGTTAACTCAAGTTCTACAGAATATACGCCTCGGTGTTGATTCGTTATTTTTATTCCCCCTGGCGAAAAATGACATCGGTAATTGCAAGTTCTACAGAATATACGCCTCGGTGTTGATTCGTTATTTTTATTCCCCCTGGCGAAAAATGACATCGGTAATTGCACCCCCACTTTCCCATCACGTCGTCCCCGGACGCGGGAATCGTGTTCGTGGAGTTGGCGAATGTCACCACTCCTGCGACCGCCGTTATCGAGTAAGGCCATCCGTTCGCCGAGTTGGCCGCCCACGCGGAACTTACTGCCCCTCGCAAAGTTTGCATCGAGACAGAGCCAGCGCCTACGTTCCGATTCCCCAGAAAGAACTGCCGCCGCTGCGAGTCCCCCTCGCCCACGAGGCTCATGTTCTGGATATCGCCCCACGGCCCGCCGTCCCAGAAAAAGGACTGGCCGCCCATAAGCGTCGCGTGGAGAGCCGACAGCGATTCCGCCTGCGACTTCGTGAGCGCGTCCATGCGTATCGTGAATCGGTATGCGGGCCTCGACGCCCGGTTGAAGTACGCCGCCAGGCCGGTGTTGTCGAATCCGGTCGCGGAGGTATAGGTTATTGCCTCTCGTTCGACTACTGAGGGTGTAAAGACGATTGTTCTCGTTGCTGCCATATTGTATTTTCACGCCGTTTGTTGTATAATTTGACTATGCTGATTTTTAATTGTCAGAGATGTGGGAAAGAATTCAAAAGAAAACCATCCGCAATAAAAAAAGAAGCTTGCAAGTTTTGTAGTCGTGCTTGTTGGCATGGGCTTACGCTCGAACAACGATTTTGGATTAAAGTTAAAAAGACTAGGAATTGTTGGCTTTGGACTGGTTCTACGGTTCTTGATGGTTATGGGGTGATTCACGATGGAAAGAATAGAGGAGCACATCGCGTATCCTGGCAAATCCATCACGGTCCTATCCCTAATGGCATGTGCGTGCTTCATCATTGCGACAATCCGCCATGTGTCCGCCCCGAGCATCTTTTTTTGGGGACAAAAAGAGATAATGCCCTGGATTCTATAAATAAAGGTAGACATATTCGTCACTGGTGGCTTACAGACGATGATATTCGCACGATTCGCAAACTTCATATTCCTTACATCGTAACAGCGAAAATGTTGGCAAAAAAATTTAGAGTCTCTGACGGTCATATTTCAAATATACTATGCGGAAGAACCCGATCTAAAATTATCTGATATAGTTTGTTGTGAAATCTCACGTCCTCTTTATCACATTCTGCACGGCGTCCGCCGTCTTGCCGCCGCTGCGCATGTCCGCAGTCACATAGCGCACGACGTCGTTGGGGCCGAGCCTCGGCGGCCTCGCGTCCACCAGGTATATGGTCTGCTTGATGTCCCCGCCGCCCATATCACTCTGCCTCGCCGGCTTCATCCGGGCCACGATCTCCGGCCCCTCCTCGCCTATCACGCCGAGGGTCGGGCCGCCCGCGATGCCGCCTGCGGCGAACTTGCGGAGCGGGCCGATGGGGACGAAGTTGCCGGGAAGCATGGTCCCGCTGCCAGCTCCGAACAATCTGAAGATACTTCCAAATATGCCTCCCAGTAGACCTCCCAGTAGACCTCCCTTTGATTTACCTCCCGAAAGTGCTTCAGACGCGAATATCTCCTTAAGCGGTCCCAGAATCGCCATCTTGGTTAACTCTTCGATCAGCCCGATCATAGCGACTCGCCCTATGCTGCGGAAGATTCCCTGGATATCCATCTTCTCGCCCTCCATAGCGGAGACGAGGCGGTCGGCGAATGTCTTGGCGTACTGATCGGCGGCTTCCTCGGCCTCTTCCTCGGCTTTCTTGACGAGCTTGAATAATTCCTCAGGGCCGCGTTGAATATCGAGTAAATCTATATCCGTCATCTTCGTAAATTCTTCTTCACGCTTCCTTCTAAAATCTTCTAAGAGTTTTAATCTCTCCTCGTATGCCTCCCAATCCGTCTTCACCAGTACCTCTTGCAGGTCACGATGTGAAAATGCTTCCTCTTCCTCTATACGACGCATCTCCTTCAGGGCTTCCGCATGCTTCTCCATCTCGACTTTTAATTGCTTGAGAGTTTCGATCCGCGTTATGTCTGGTTCTAGCGCGGCGATAGCCTCTTCGCTTGCGCCGCGCACCCTGAGCTGCGCTGTCTGCATATCGACCATGATCTTAATTCTCTCGTCGAGAGTTTTATTCATCATAAGCTGCGTTTGCAGATTCTTCTCTATGATCGGGAACTCCTTGTTAAAGTCACGCTCCCGCAGTTCGCGCTCCTTAGCTCCGAGTTCCGCTCTCTGTTTTTCTATGTCTGCGACTTCTTTTTGGGCAGCTAAAATCTGGACGGATGTTTGAGGTAGAGGTGGACCTCCAGGATGACTTGGAGCGACAACCTTTAGCGCGTTCATTACTTCCACGAGCCTCTGCTTAGCTTTATCTAGTTTTAATTCTATTTCCATTATGGCTTGACTAAACGCTCCCACGTTTCCCATCCTAAAGGCTATGTTCAGCTTCTCCGCCTGTTCGCGGCTTTCGATCATCTTAGACATGAAGTAGCTTAGAGCAGTTACGGACCCTATCACTATCAACGTGACCGGATTGAATACGGCTTTGAACGCGGCCAGGATGGCGCCCCCAGCCGTCTGCGAATGTGATGCGGCTCGAACCGCTGCGAATGTCAGATTGTCGAGATTACTGACAAGAATTCCTATCTCCGGATTGAGTCTGGCGGCAGCGTTAGATACCGTGCCTATCGCCCTATTTAATGGCATGAGGGCTTGGTGAAATCGTACGGACTGAGTCGTGGCGATGCCAGTACTCTTTGCGGTTCTATCGGTCGTGCCTTGGAACTTGCCCATTTCTGCATCGAGCCGTTGCAGATCCGCGCTCATCTTATTGACGCTTTCGATGACAACCTGGATTATGTTGGATTCTTGAGCCATAATTAAATAGTCAATTCTGGCGATGCGGTACGAAATGCTTCGATAGCATCTGCCTTTAATTTGAATGTTCCAACCTGAACATTTTTGCGGTTCAAATAAATTTGTGCTCTCCAAGCGTGACGATCATTATTCCAATAAACACCGCGCCGTACTCGTGAGCTTTGAAATGATTCTATAATATGTCTCAATGGTTCGACGTGAGGAAGTATCTGATTGTCGATAATTCTCGAAGCCTTTTTTCTATTGCAGTCTTCGCAGAGCGGCCATATATTAGTCCAATGCGTCTTTCCTCCTCTAGCGAGCGGTAAATAATGATCCTTAACAAGCCGAATATCATTGCGTACACACAGACCGCAGCGATATTTATAGAAATCAAGAATTAATTTCCACTGTCGCATCCTGACCGATTGTCCGCGATAAACTTTTGACGCTCTTTGCTTTTCATGCATATCTCTTACATTTTCTAACTGCGTTCCGAGTTTGAGATGATCCGGTCTAACGCAACGGGGATTATCGCAGGTATGTAAACAGAGATGCCCTTCTGAAATTGGCTCCTTGGCTAGTTCATAGGATACTCTATGAGCCAATACGGTCTTCGTACCGACAACACCTATAGTTCCGTATCCGGCCCTATTTACATTCCCGCACCATAGCCAACATGCTTCTGTTTTTTGAACCTTTGTCCAGAACCGTTCTGCTAAAGACTTTGTCTTTGCTTTCGCCTCACATCGTTTTGAACAATAATAGCGGGCTGTTTTATTATATGACTGTCCGCAATGTTGGCAAATCTTTGCGGGGTTCTTAAAGCACCTCATTGAGCAGAATCGTCCAGCATTGGTTGTGGCCTTCATAATAAAGGCGTTGCCGCATCGCTCACATATTTTTTCCTGTAATTGAGGATGAATCCTTTTATTACAGCGCTTGGAACAGTAATGATTCTTATTCCCTCGATAGCCGCTGAATGTTTTCTGGCAATGAGGATTCTGGCATATAAATTCGCCGAATTGTTTTCTTGCCAATGTTTTTTGCTCGGCCATTATCTAATGCTCCAAGTCCCCTGCGCGTCCCGCTCCATCTCCTCGACCTGCCTCTTAGCGATCTCCGCCGCGACCCGCGCCTGCCTGCGGTTGGATATAGGGCCACCAAGCTCCTTCTGCTGCTCTCCCCTCGCCGCCTCCATGTCGTTCGCCATACTCAAGAGCGCCACGTTCACGTCGAACCAGAGCCGCTCAGCGTCGGACTTAAATATCCCCTGCTCCGTCCCCGTTTGCAGGAGGGATGACGGTCTCTGGCCGTACCTCCGGGCCACCAGGTCCAGGAGAAGCGGGGTCTCCCCCGCGAAAAAACTTGTCCCCTTTCAGGCCGTCCAGATCGAAGGCGAACTCCGTTACTTGGTTAGCTAGCCAGTAGATGTCGTCGCCCGCGCATGAGGCCGGGAGCTGCCCCGCCGGGCACTCCGACTCCTCTCCGAACCATATCTTCGGGCGCACGCCGCGCTCCAATAGGAACCGCCGCGCCTTGGAGTCCTCATCCGGGTTGTCCAGTTTTTTCTTCAGTTCGCCTGATATCTTGGCGAGTCTCTCCTCCACCGGCGCGGCCACGATTAAAGGCAAGATGCCCAGTTCATTGAATAGATCGCGCTGGCTTACGCGCACGATTTCATAATCCTGCCCGCTGAAAGGGCTCTTAATAGTTTTTTTGAATCGGGTTAAATCCAATTCCATAGAAATCTCCCCTCTTTTTATCGCGGCACCCCGGATTTTAACCGGGAGACCAAGAGGACTTCCCTGGCCACGTTAGCCTCTATGCACCTTTACTACCGGCAGCGCCGGTGATATGCCGCGCAAGTTTAATCAAAAGTCCCTGTCCTTCGCATTACCGCAACATGCGGCGGTTGAGATTCCGTTGGCATCTTGTCGCGCTTTTTTGAATTACAGGAAAGACATAGAGGCCATACGTTGTACCAATAGTTATTCCCACCTTTGGATATCGGAATAAAATGATCTATAGTCAAGGGAACCTCGGACTCCGGTATATGGCAAATAGCGCAGGCGCGGCCATAGAAGAGAAGGATCTGCTTCCATTGCTTGGCGGTGATGGTGCCAATCATTCTGGTCTGCCGTCGCCGTTGTGATATTCGTTTATGCAGTCGTACTTCATCAGGGTGGCGTTCTTTCCATCGCCGCTTTATTAGCTTCAATCGTTCCCTTTTATTAGAGTGATATCGAGTATGGAGATATAATCGGCGATGATCTCTATGTCTATTGAGCGATTCTTGGCAAGTTTGATTCCTACATTGCTTACACTGAGAATTGAGCCCATCGGGAGATCGGCTATGTTTGCTGAACTCCGATTTTGACTTTTCCAATTTACATCTTGAACAAAATTTCATAGAGATTAATCAAAGAGTAAATTCCAGTCGTCGTTGTTTGCTCGTTCGTAAGCCTCAAAATCAACGGCGAATATTGAGAGCCCACTTTTATCCCCCCAACCAACCTTCTTAAATACGTGCTGCGATGCTGTGAGCGTAAATCGGTTCCCCGTCGTCACGTTCGTCTGCACGGTCAGGACCGCGCCGGAACTCGCCCGCCACTGCGCGAAGAAGTTCAAGGTCCCCGGATCTGTCGCCTCCGGGTCGAACGATCCGCCGGGCGCGCGATCCGTTAGGATGATCGCCGTTATACCAGAGCCGGACGATGCGTTGGATGCGCGATCCTCGAAAACCGTGTTGTTGGTGTTGAAGTTGAGGTTCTCCACGACACCGGAAAGCGACTCGACGAAGATAGAGCCGCTGCCGATCCACCTTGGCGGGACGATTGTCGGTAGTCCTGTCGGCGCGCTCCTAGTTGTAGACGCCTCCGTTGAGAGTATCCCGCGCAAATTGAACTCGGCGATAACCGGGGCCGACGCCTGGAAGATGAAGTTGACGTTCCCCCGACAACCGAGGAGCCTGTGTTCGAATCCGTCCTGGTGAGCGACGATAGTTACGGAAGAGTCCGATCCCACGTCCGCACTAGGCGCGTAGCGGTATCGCCCGCCCGCGTAGCCCACTGTCTCCAGGGTCTCGAACATCGCGCAGGCGCGGAACAGGTCGCCGAGGGCGGGCTTGGCTGCTGCCGTATAGATATAGCCGGAGGCCGGAGACGTTATACCGTGGACGTAGCTGCGGAAGGTTATCCCCGTCGGCCTCACCGTGGCGATGGGCCGCGACCTGCCGCGAGAGAGATTCCCGCCGGACACCTCGACCATCTCCTGACTAAGGTCCAGGACGAACGGGTCGATGAGGCGGATGGCCTCGTAGCTGTTGCTCGCCTGCGGAACCGCGTCGGTCCCGTATGAGGTTTCGATTTTAGCGAGAAGGATTTGCCTCCTCGTAAGAAAAACGTCAGGCATCTAACTACTCCTCGCCATCCCTCTCCCCTCGCCCGATGTCGCCGATGGCTTGACGTCTCCCTTTACTTCGGGGCTATCCGTTGGTTTGCAGTTCGCATGGTAATACTTTCCGTCGTCGCTGACAAGGCATTTCTCAAACATCCCTATGGCTCGCAGGCAGCCGGAGCAGGACAAGTCCGTGCTGGTCTGGATCTGGTTGTACTCGCGCTGCGGGTAGCTGCGGATTCCCTTTCGCGCCGCCCGATATTCCTTGTTGTATTTCGACACGCACTCCTTGCACCAAGGATTCTTGTCGTCGCGGTAGTCCTTGTCATCGTAGAACTCACCGGGCAGCTTCAAGACGCCGCATCGTTTGCACTTTTTCTCGTCCATGTTACACCCCCGCGCCGGACCAAAGTTCCAGAGTCGCAATAATCCGCTGAGTCCCGACCATGTTGTTATCCTCTCCGAAGGCCGCCACCGGCGTCCATCGTATCGGACCGACTACCGCTACGCCCGTCGTCCTGTCGAAGTCCGTCGCCTCTCGCAGGAAGTCGATCAGGTTCCCGGCCATCAGGAAAAGCGCCTCGTCCAGCCTCTCCTTATCGAGGGCGAAGGACCATAGGCCGAAACCGACTTGCGCCGTCAGCTTACGGTCGTTGAGGCTCGCCGTGTTCGACCCCCTCGTTATGTCCTCCCAGTCCGGCTGTAAGAAATAGTTGACGGCGGGCATGAGCCGCTGCTCCACTATCTCGTCGTCTTTCCTGTCGTAGAAGACGTGGATGCCTCCCACTCCGAATCTCGGATCGGACTTCAATCGCTCTCCGAGCGGGCGAATGAGCTGCCCCATAATGTCGAACATCGGCATCCTACTCTCCGCCCCTCCTCTCCTGCTCACGGATGTAGCTGAGTGTGGTCTTCAAGAGTGCCGGCATAAGATTTTGCTCTGTGGGTAACATGATCCTCCTGGGAAGTCCCGGATGCATGACCATTCTTCTGAACATCATTGTGTGCGATTTAAGTTTCTTCCCGAAAATGAGATCACCCTTTTTATAGCCCTTCGGGAGTACTGGTACTAAACTTCCGCCCGCAGTGCCCGCCGCAACTGGAAAGGCTAGAACTCCTCCGGGCTTCTTCGGTCTTATCGGGTACGGCGTCTCCGGGCTGCCCTTAGTTCCCTTCTCGTGCCACAATGAAACCTTCCGGGCGCTGCCTACGACGGCCTTCTTATCATCCCATGCGGGAAGAAAACTAGCTCTAAGTAATCCCGTATCCTGCAAGATGACGCTCGACCCTTTTCGCCGCCCAGCAATAGTATTGGGTCTGAGCGATCTCCATCCCCCGACCAGCCCTCCCTGCTGCTGGAAGTTCCTATCTATCCACTGTGAGGCGATGATGGCGTAGCGGGCGTGCAGGGCCATGCTGCCGCCGCCGCCGCCGCCCCCGCCCCCTCTCCCGACCGACGCGGCGAGCCGCCAGAGCATCTGCTGGACCTGGCGCATCCCGCGTACCTTAATTTTCATCTCTATGCCGTCAGGCATTAACTACCTCTGGAATATAATCCGCATAGTGTCTGCGGCAAGCTCTCTCCTATATTTAAAATACCTCTCTTCGGATGATGGCGGATTCGGCATTTGTGCCCAAGATAACCTTTCCCTCATTATGCCGATAAGTCTTTCGTTCGGCCAGAAATATCCGTTTGGATATCCTGGGCGAAAACAGTTGGCATCGATTAAAAGACGAAAACCTATTAAATCGCTTCCCTGGAAATCAGCCCGCTTCATCCACAATCTCTCGAATGGAATTTTTGTGACTTCTGACTTTTGGAGCATGATCTCGACGGCACATTCCATTTCGCAATTTCCCAGGAGTCCATCCAGTTCCTTTCTGTGCATCTTAGCTCCTCCAACCGTTCCTCCTGTCGTCCTCAAATACGATTCCGTTTCACCTATAACGCATTTACAATGCGCCGTGCAGGCTCCGCATTGGTAGCATGTCCGCCTACACGCGGGGAAACAGCCGCAGCAGCAATCGTGCTCGTGTCTTGACCCGCAGCATGGACATTTCTGAGCCGTCTCCGTTCCGCCGCTGACGAAAGACCCGGCGATTATCGAACAGATCCAGCGCAGAAATTCCCAGATGATCGTCAGAACCCAAATAGATCCTGCCAGCAGGAAAAACCACCCTGCCCACGAATTGACGAACCATTCTGCGACTCGCGGATATTCCACCTGCATATCAACTCCTCTCGTCGTTCTCGAAGTCCAGGATGTTCGGATCTATTCGCTGGTCCTCCCAGTCGCTCCTGCCGAACGCTGGCTTGCCGTCCGCCGTGCCGCCGGTTATCACGGAGACGGGCTGCTCGAAGATGAACGACACGCCGCTACCAGCAAGCGCCCACTTGCCCTCCACCACGCCGTCCAGGAATTCGTTGTCCTTGTCGAACTGCCTGACTGTGGCCGGAGGCTCATCGCTCTTCTGGCCGCTGTAATATGCGTTGTAGAGGAAGTAGATCGCCATGCGGTTCGACATCTCCCGCACGGAGAACGGAACCGGGGTCAGCGGGACTCCGATGATCTTCCCGATCTTCGAGTCTATCCAGCCGTCCCCGGCCTCCATGAACGGCCTCACGTCGCGTTCGCTTATGTCCCCGCGCCCGACTAACTGCCGCGCCCGCCGCATGACCTCCTCCTTGACGCCGTAAGTGAAGAAGCTCGCCGCCTCCGTCTTGAATATCTCGAACTCGCCGCGCAGGGGTGTAAACAGGCTAGCCGCAACAGTTCCCGACGACGCCCCGCTGGAGCCGAACAGTCGCCACTCGTAGGTGTAGAACCCGACCGAGGTCGGCATCTGGCGATTGACGTAAAATAGTCCGACCGATCCCACGTTCGCCGCCAGCGCCGAGACGGTCACGGTTAGACCGGACTGTACGGCTACGGGCGCGAGCGTGGCCCCGTCCGTGTTGTATAGTATGTGCTGGACCGTGGCCGGGATCGTCGCCGTCGAGACGAGCGAGAACTTCTCCAGCCCCTCTGACTGGAACCGCTGCGTCTGGCCGACTATATCTACCCTGGCGGCCTGTCCTATAATATCTATCGGCACGGTAGTTGTCCCTAATTCTTTTAGGCGATATATCGGCCCTCAAATGGGCCGAACTTCTGCCTGAGTATTTGCTCCGTCACGACTTTCGCCTCTTCCCTGTCCATCACCCTAAATCTCTGTCCGCCGCCGTTCAGGTGCGCCCCTTGCAATTTCACGTCGATATCCAGCGCGACCTCGATGCCTAAACCGAGCATAGCGAGTGCGTCGGAATAGTATATCATGCCGTCTTGGGCGAGCATGATGTCCTTGCCCAGGAAGTGTTGACGAAAAGCACTAATAGTCTTACGGCAGTACTCGGCCCCCTGTTCGGTGAGCCGCCCACCGCTCCGCTCTATCTCGTACCGCGCCATATGAATATTGTCCCGCACGTCGTAGAGGTAAATGCCGAGAAGCCTATCGGGATACTTCAGCCTATCGCATTCAAGCAGCCGGATATTGCGCTGGAACCTCCCGCGCCGTATCGGCTCCGTCAGGTAGCCGTCGTGGTGAATATCTATAGGGAGCGAGACTACGTGGCTTCCGACCCCGGCGTTGATGGCTAGCTCGCCGTGCTCATGAACGAGGCCGAAAAATTTCATCCCCCTATGATTCCTGAACAGCCTCACGGGAATGTCCTTCCTGAGTGACCCTGGCGGATCGACGGAGAGGTGGTGCTGGTTGACTGCGTAGCCGAGGTAGGAGTTCGGGCGGAGGTACTGCCACACTTGCTGCCAGTTCAGCAGACTCTCATCGCTGTCGATCCAAAAAATCCAGTCTCCCCACGCGCCCTGTGTGGACTCGTTTCTCGGCGTCTCGAATCCCGCCGGGTCGCAGACCCCTGGCGCGATCTCAAGCGGGTGATGCCTCTGTTTATGGACGTAGCACCAGAATGGGCTCGTTCCGTCCCGTACCTCGTCCGTGTACATCCTCGCGATGGCCTTAGTCGAGTCCACCGACGGGCCGTTGTCCACCACGATAATCTGGTCTGCCAATTTCTGCACGGACTTGATCGTTCTGTGCAGCGTGCTTTCAGCGTTGTTCGTTATCATGCAGACCGAGACGGTTTCACGCGGCCCCTGCAAGAAAAACTTCCGTTCCCAGTCGATCTCGCCGATCTCCTTGCCGTCGTTCTTGTAGAAGACCATGAACCACCCGGCGAAGGTCCGGTCAAAATCCAACTCCAAGAAATCAGAGAAGGCAATTATCTGAAAGCCCTCCCGATGGCCAAACAGATCAATCAAATCGTGCCTATCGAATGAGCGGACGTGGACCGGCGCGACCCCTTTAGTCAGGAACTCGTCTCTTTCTCTATGACCATGCGGGATAGTAAAACACATCCAGCCGCCGGGCTTGCAATGGCGCTCCAGTTTCTTGACCACCTCCTCGGCATTGGGAAGATGTTCGATTGTTTCCATGCAAACGACCATATCGAACTTTCTTTCAAGGTCAATCAATCCGCTTTCATTTGTAAAAAAAGTCGAGTCGTTAAGATTTAAGTTACCTATGATATCCGTATCCTCATCGGCAACTATGAACTCAAGATTCTCAGGATGCAGGCACGCCGGGCTCCCGTCCGGCATTTTGCCCGCCCTCAATTCATTAGCGCACCTGATAAGGCTGGGGGACACGTCCACGCCCAAGACCCGGAGGGAGATAGGGGCGTTGGTAAGTGCGCGGGCGTACCCCCCGTGTGCGCAGCCGAAGTCGAGGACCGTCTCGACCTCCCCCTTGTGCTGCGCGATCCAATCGCGGAGAATCTGGAGGCGCGGTTCCCGGTCGGCCCAGAACGCCGTCTGCCAGTTGGCAATGTTGCCGCCGCTCCGCTCTTCATAAAATTTCGCTATCTCTTGTTTTCGCTCCGCCTCCGGGGCGTTCATGAACGGGACGAAGCGGTCGATGTACTTCTGCGCGGACTTTTTGAGCTTCTCCTCGCCCGTCCTTTCGGCGTACTTCTGCGCCGCCACCACGTCGGAGTTGACCAGGAAGTGCTTCAGCACGCGCTTGGGATCGGAAGTCCTCTGCTCTATGAGCTGATGCGTGAGCGCGATCCAGTCGTCCGCTACCGCGTCCCATGTCCTTGTCTCTGCCCGCTTGCGCCCCGCCTTAGATAGCCGCTCCCACCGTTCATCGTTGCGGATGAGATCCACAATCTCGTCGGCCATCCGGTCACAGAACTTCGCCGAGACTGGTCCGAAGCCGTCGTCCAATGGGTCACCTACCCTACCGATGCTCCCGTCATCCCGGATCAATATGCCAGTATCCCCGGCGGTCTCCGGCACTGCGCCCTTCCACGGTCCGATGAAGACGCCCCGGCAGGCAGTGAATTCCGAATAAGTCAAGCAAGACACCTCTTCAAAAACAGAGCTGTATGCAAAGATTCTCGCCTGCTTATAGTGCTTATAAAGCTCCATCTTGCCCAAGTTGCCGAGATTCACTACGCGGTCCCCGAACTGCGCCGTCATTCTGACGCACTCCTCATATAGAGGCAGTGTCGCCACGTCGTCGTAGCGGGATATGTAGAGTTGCGCCTTGGGTTCCTTCGCCAATATGCGAGGAAGGACTTCTCGCAGCATGATGTCCAAGCCGCGCTCCGGCCTTGACGTGAACATGATCTTGTAGCGATCTCGCTCCTGCTCCGGCACAGAGTCGATCAACTCCAGGTCGATCCCGTTCCGCGTGACGTGATACAGCTCGTCCGGCCCGCCGTGAACCTGCCGGTACTGCCGTTTCATGAACTCGGAGATCACCAGGATTCGATCCGTGTTCCAGCACGTCGGGTGAAAGTTGGAGGGCCCCGTCCTGGTCGCCAGGTCGTGCTGCCAGAGCAAATTGACTTTAGATTTAAACTCCCACGACATGATGCCCGGTATTCGCATTACTATCATCAGGTCGTGCGGAGTGGATCGTGCGTAGTCCAGGAACCCCTTCGGAAACGCGCCACCATTTGGCTGCTGCACCCATCCTATCGGGATGTACGTTACGCCGTCGCGGGCATGTGCCTGCTCTGTGTTGCAGAAGATAATCGGCCTATGGCCCTTCTTGGCGAGCGTCTGCGCCACCTGCACAGCGCATGTCTCGCTGCCGCCAATCGCCTTGCCTGACGGGATCGACTCGCCCGACATGGGCATGCCAGAGCAGAACAAGGTCACATCTAGCTGATAAATTTTCAATTCCAAAGGCCCCCTTCTCACTTCTTTATCTCTCCATTCTCGATTTTCGGCTGCGTGTTTGCGGTCGGTTGATTCGCGACTTGCTGGCGGCTCAGGAGGTTCCAAATCGCCGTGACCCTCTGGTGGTCCCGCCACAAGGTAAAAATCACCAACCCGCAGCCTGCACCCAACAGGCCCGCACTAAAGCTATATAGTATCGTTAACACTTACGCCTCCCTTACTTCGTAGTTAATCCGGCGTGCCGCTGATTGTCCCCGAGAGGTAGCCCTTGGACTTCAACTGATTCAATGTCCATCTATCGTTGCTCACGATGCTTGCAT